TTAGTTTTTCTGAGCCTTATAAGGAACGGCGTAGTTCTTCGGGGCGTCGCTCGCCTTTGCATACTTCCAATGCCCAGACATCTTTTTCTCTAGTGGGGCGTTGTCCTTGATGCAAGTAAAACGAGAGCCGACTTCATTTTCAATAATGAAGATCCGATTGAACTCGTGCCGCGTCTGAACAATGTGACAATCATCGTGATCGATACCAAAAACATCTTTGTATACCAAAAAATTATCTCCTTTGTATTGACTTTACATGGCACCTAATTTACAAGGATTAACAGACAGTCTACATCTCTATTATAAACCTCAACCAGAGTGCGTAAACCGTTTTGTTTGAGAAAAGTGAAAAATTGGATGCGGTGAGGGGAGTGTTGATTTGTTATGAATCATGCCAGTTCTGAATTTCAAAAACAGCCAGCTGAGGACCGCTGGAAGCAGTGAGAATTACCGTAAACTTGCAGTAGTAGGCTCATCCTAAGCTGGCTTCCAGGCATTCTGGGCAATGGGCGGTCAGAGATTGTCAACTGCCTTGGAAGGCGAAAAAAACGCGCATGTGTGGACGAACAGTAAGCCAATTGAGTGGCATGTTTTAACCCTAATGAATGCAGAATAACAATTAGCACAACGCAGTGCAGAGCTTCGTTCATCGTAATACGATTAGAACTGGTGCCTCTGTTGGTTGATAGTGCCTACTTGAGTGGTTGTACTCAGATGTGGCCGATTTTTGCCAATTAAGGCCAAAATAAAAGTAGGCTAAACGTTGATATCATAACGTTTAGCCTACTTTTATTTATTTATCCGACGTCGACTTATCACCCGCACGGTGGTTATGCATATGAGGGTGAACTGATATAAACGGCGGTATAGCAGTCTTTATCAAATACGGAGAAAACCAAAATATAAATCATGGACAAGGGCATTTTTCTTTAAAAATCCTTATTGAGCAATTCAAGTGCTTTTTTATTTGATTCACCATTTTCTTCCTCAATAAGATGGACGTAAGTGTTAACTGTTGTTTCCAATTTTTGATGTCGCAAGCGCTGTTGAACATAAGGAAGTGATTCGTGGTTCATGATGAGCACGGAAGCATGAGTATGTCGCATTGCGTGTGTAGTAACAACTTTTATCCCCAGACGCCTGCAAATACGTGCCAATTCCTCATTTGCTGTCCCATTGCCTTCAATTTTACCAAGTTTCGACCAAAACACAAGATTTTTAGGGTTTTTGATTCTGTGCATCTTAAGCCAATCACTCTGTACATGCTTGTAGTCTAGCAGATAGTCACAGTAGCCACTAGGGATAGAGACGTCCCCATCGGCTTTCCCGTTGCCTTTTGTTGGCCCAAAATCACGTCGGCGCTCTACCCACTGTTGTTTAATGTGGACAATACCACGAACAAGATCAAGGTTATTCCAAGTCATGCCAGCGGCTTCTTCAAAGCGAGCGCCAGTTTCAAGCTGAAAAAGAAGCATTTGCATTGTCATATGGCTATAGTCGGCCGTTTTAATCAAATATTTGCGCAGCTTGTTGTATTCCTTTAAGCTTAGAAATTTATCTTCTACTGGCTTCGGAGGGCGCCCAGTAACATGTGCTCTATAGGCAAAATCACGTTGAAGGATGCCATCGGCTACTGCGTCTCTGATAGCTGAGTGAATTTGCTGGTGAAGTTTTTTAGCAGTAGCAATGCCGCGTGTTTTTCCAAATTCGTTCAAAAACTTCTGGTAATCTGCTCGCGTGATGGCTGTTAAAGGCTTGTCATTGAAGTACTTTGCAACATGGTTATAATTTCCTAAATAAATCTCGTGTGTATGCCGACTGACACCATCTGTTTTATAAATTTTGATCCAGTCAAAAAGATAATCTTTGAATGATTCGGTGCTCCGTGACAAATCGGCGCCATCAATGAGTGCGCTTTTTGTCTTTGTTTCCCATTCAGAAGCTTCGCCCTTTCGCTTGAAGGACTGGCTTGCAATGCGGTATTTGCCTTGTTTGTCTTTATAGCTGACTCGTGCTTGCCAGCGTCCGCTCGCTAACTTCGTTACTGACATGTTTTATCCCTCCAAATCGGAAATAGCAACTGGCTGGAATTTCCAAACGTATGTTCTTTTTGATTTAAAATATATACCCCAATCAAAGGGTATAAAGCGAGTGACGGGAATCGGACCCGCGACTACAGCTTGGAAGGCTGTCGTTTTACCACTAAACTACACTCGCGTGAATGGACCTTGTTGGGCTCGAACCAACGACCGGACGGTTATGAGCCGTCTGCTCTAACCAACTGAGCTAAAGGTCCAATGAAAATTTAAATGCGAGCGGCAGGAGTCGAACCTGCATTGGAAGGTAGGCTATATTTGAATTAAAGGAACCATTCTACCGTTGAACTACGCTCGCGTGAAGTCAGCTAGGGCTGACTATCATTTACTGAGTTCATAATTATTTTTGCAATAGCCGTGTTTTCAAATCATCTTTTACTTCTGTAAGCATACGGTCATATTCTTCTGTTGAATATGAATCTTTTTTTAGATATAACATGGATTCTGAGTTCATAAATGTCTGTATATCTTTCTTCATCGTGGCAATTAGCTCGTATTTTGAAATTTCATTATCCATAGCATTAAGCCTTCTTTCTGGTTAAAGCGAGCGGCAGGAGTCGAACCTACATCTGAAAGTATCTAGTTAGCAATTCATAGGAGTACTGTTCTACCGTTGAACTACGCTCGCGTGAAAGCCCCGACGAGGGCTTGGACTTGTTATGGTCTTGCGTATTGATTGCCCCGTGGTGCTGGCTTGGCACCAGAATTATCAGCAGCACTCTGGGTCATATATTGGTAATTACCTGGATTTTTAACGCTCGTGTAGTACTTATTGGAGTCTGATACAAAAACCATACCAGAAGCAGCAGTAGTCCAACCACCATTTTGTGTATAGGAAGCATTGTCTGTTTTACTTGTTTCGCTCGCTTTTTTAGCTGATGACGAGCTAGCAACTAATGATTCTGAACTGGCTTTAGCTATTGAAGAGCTTTCTGCCTCAGACTGTTTTTTGCTCGACTCAGATTCAGAACTAGCTATACTCTCTGAATCTTCTTTGGATTCCGACTTGGAGGCAGCAATACTTTCAGATTCTTCTTTGCTACTTGATAGGGCGCTTTCAGATGACTCCTTCTCCTTAATAGAGTTAGCTTTACTGATACTAGCCTTTCTTTTCGATGCATCTTTTGCTGAACTTTTCTTTGCTTTGCTACTTGAGGCTGTATCTGACTGTGATGTACTCGATCTTGCTGTGCCAGAAGGGGCGGCCCAAACCGTTAATGCTAAGAATAGGATTGTTAGTCCTACTGAGATTAAGGTGTATTTTTTGTATGGACGATTAACACCTGTTTTTGTGAAATGATGAATCCCCCCACGAATTGAAAAGTAAGCTAACGCAATTAAAGATACAAGAAACATAAATGTAAAAAATATATCCAAAGTAATCCCTCCAAAATATGTTATTCCCCAATAATAATAATTCCCCGAATTATAAGTAGTCCCAACTCCTAGCTTTTATCGACATCCTATCTGGTCACTCGGGTTACTGATTATACTTAGCATTCAGATTATCTGTGTTCCATTCGGTAGCGACCGAGAAGTGTTAGTTATTTGGCAGATCTAAAGTTATTGTACCCAGTTTGGCATCATTGTTATCTGGATCAGTTGCTTTAACTTTGACAGGATAGTCAGTGTTATCTAGCTCATAACTACTCATGCATTTTACTTCTGCACCGGGTTTAACTTTTTGAAGAGATGCATGCTCTAAGGTAGTCCATTCATCTGAGTCTCTATCTGGATTGCCAGAGTTTAAATCATTAATTGAAGTATCGTTTTCTTGTGTGAAGTCAGTGGCATCCAGTAGGGACATGTATGGTTCTATATTCTGGTCTTTTGAAGTGTTTTTGAACGTATAATAAACAATTAAATCAGTGCCACCCTCAAAATGAGGAGTAGTCTCTGTCGAAGTAATGGTGATTGTATAATTCGTAGTACGAATTGTTTTGCCAGAAACGCCAGGTAATTGTGATATTTTAGCGTTCATTGCATTCCCAGCCTCAGACAATTTTTTGTTGTAGGATATCCCAAGTTTAGAATAAGCAGCTTTATTAGTATTGCTGACTTTTTTGATGTCTGTGTTGTACGAACTCGAAACAGTTTTTCCTTCTATGTCACCTAAGTAGGTAGCTATTGAATCATTGAAATTTTTGATAACTTTATAATTGGCATTTTGTTTATATTTAACTAATTTATTATTGTAGATTGTAATCTGCTTATCAGCATTTCTAGCAGTTAATCTAACATTATCATTTAATGTTAAATTACTATCTGTAATAGATTGAAATACAGGGGCCAATTGTTCTGCAGATTTTGTATATTCCAATTTGGCTTGTTCATCGCTCATATTTTTCTTTGTAATAGTGGAACTGCTTGGCTGGTTATTGGAAGTATTATTACGGTTACTTCCACAAGCAGTTAAAGTTAGGACAGTTAGTACCGCAATATTTAGTGTTAAAAATTTTTTCAATTGAAACTCCTCCAGATTAATATTTCCCCAAATAGAAATCCCCATGATGATTAAATTTTAACTCACATTATGAAAACGAAAAAAACTCCATAAATTCGTCTGGTAATCCGTACGCATTTTTTAACGTATTGAAACTATCAGGTAATTCATCGTATTCTTCTTCGTATAGCTTCGCCAATTCTTGGCATGCAAAGGCGTTGGCCTTATACTCAGCACTGTTTTTCTGATAGTCGCCAAGTGTGTACCAAGACACACAAGCCGTGTCCTCAATACCGTGGCATAATTCGTGGGCCATAACTGGAAGCCTAGCTGGTGAATCTTGAAGACTATCACTAATCACTATCTCTGTGGTTCCTAATATTGGGGTACAGAACCCCGTGTTTGAACCAATGTCTTCAAAGTGAACTCTGAATCCTAATTTTTCTGCAATTGTAAACGGATCGTATGTGCCAAAGGATTCTGCAAGTTGTTCTACTTTAAGATACGTGTCGTATCGCATAGATACACCTACTTTTCTCCTTTTTCTCGAAGCTCTTTCAAGCGATCCCAGTAAATACCTTCAATAACATTGCGGACTTTTTCGCGGTCTTCAGGAGACATACTCATTTCACCGTAACCCATTGGAGTATTGGATTGGAGTAACTTATCTAAATCAATACGATCGGCCTCGGTGGCCCAGTCTGGTGATTTATGATTCTTTTCGTTGTTTCCTAGTAAATAGTCAGTTGAAACTTCAAATATGTTTGCGATTTTCAATATTTCATCGCTGGATACTTTCCGTGTTCCGTTTTCAATCTTACTCATAGATGATTTATCTAAAGATAACCGTCGTGCTAAATCCGATTGTTTCATATTTTTACTTTCGCGAAGATTAATAATTCTGCTTGCGAGGTTTTTATCGGCCATGTTAATCCTCCAAACGTTTCTGTTTTTACAATCATATTTTAGCAATGTTTCCAAAAAAGATATGATTTGTTGAAAAAAAAGAAACAAAAAGTGTTGACGTTTCTAAAATCGAAACGTATAATAATATTTGTAGTTGAGATATTAGAAACAAAGAGGGTGAAAAAATGTCGTATCAAATTAATTTAGAATTGGTAAAAAAAAGTCGTTTAAACAAAGGGTTAACGCAGCAACAAATGGCGGATATGCTTGGTCTTGATAGTAAATCAAGCTACAGCAAGCGTGAAAATGGTGATACTAATTTTAAGTCTAATGAAGTGCCGGCACTGGCTGAAATATTAGGACTTGAAATAGATTTCAAAAATTTTTTCTCTGAAACGTTGAGAAAAAAGAAACTTTCTGTCAAATAAAAGGAGGCGGCAAAATGAGTGAGAAAAAATATAAAGGTTCCTCAATAAATAAGTATGCAGAAGCTTGCAAGTTCGCACGAGAGGTAGCGTACCCAAATGATTTAGATAGTGTTCTTGCTGCTGTACAAAAAGTCGAGGAGCAATTTAATATGCACCCTCGGCAACTAGAATCAATTATTCAGTTTCATTGTCAATATCATCAATTTCAAGATGAACTTCTTCATCATGAATATTGAGACTAAAACGTGGTTCTTCTGATTCCATTTCATGTTTGTGGAATGCTTGGTTTAAGCCGGAAACTTGTGCCCAAGCATCGCGAATAGGTTCAATCATTGATTCATCAACGTCTGTATCACAGTACGGACAGCTGATTTTTGTGATTGGTTGATACATGTTTAATGGAAAATCGTGATTACACTGATAACAATGAAGTTTCGCGATTGTCATAATAGCCATAATTATCACCTCCTTATGATAATTATCGCATAAGGAGCGAACAAAACTATTAACTTTTCAAAGAACGGAGGCAGCAAAATGACACATTTATCACGAACTACATTAATTAATGCACTAGCAAAGGTTAAGCCAGAAACACCAAGAGTGATGTTTGAGGCACTAAGCGATAAAGCACTAGATGCTGAATTTCGAGCAGTAACTGCCGAGTATAACGAGCAAGCTAGCCAACTTATGCCAGTTTCATATTGGGAGGTGTGAACATGTCAGATACGATATTGGTTCGGCATGAGGCTCCAAAGGGCTTCCAATTCATTAGCGAAGAAGAATACGAGAGGTTCCAAGCCTGGAAGCAAGCACAACGTGGCATTCGTACTTGGAAGCTTAAAGATCTGGCTAAGTATAAATACGGAACCAAGTCAACCGAACGAGCTTCGCGATACTTAATCAAGCATCGCCATGATTTGGATGTTGAACAGGGTGGCTTCATTGATTATGTGAATACCCATAACGGCTGGCAGATTCCAGCAGCTGAGATGATGGATTACCTATTAAATCATCCCGATTAATTTAAATTATAGGTGAATTACATGGAAAGGCGATATGAAGCCCTTTCCAAAATACAGAGGTGTAGGTATGAAGAACAAGTTTGCAGAGCAATTGTCATTAGCGTTGGACAGGCATAAAGAATCAACACAGCAGCAAGTTGCCGACGGGACGCATATTTCTCCCGGGCAGTTGTCACGATTGAAAAACGGGTCAAGGAACACTGATCCACAAATTCGGAAGTCGTTAGCAAACAAAATTAACGATTTTTGGCTTAAATATTCTGGTGCGCGAGAGAATTTTGGAGTGCTTTCATTCCAGAATGACAGGCGTCTAAAGGGTGATATGTTCTCAGCCCTAATGCGTCAGAAGAAAGAGCAGCAAGAACGAGAGGCAATGGAAGCTGAGTTTGAGAATGCTATTGCGATTAATCCAAATGATCGGACACCAGCACAGCAGCTAGTTATTGAACGTTATCCACGTGAATACGCTGAAGAGATTAGCGCCGAGATAACTGATTTAGCTAAGAAAGCTGAGTATGCTGGCATCTCGATGGATAAATTGCAAGAAGTCATCGATAAAGTTAATCGGAAAAATGGATAGGAGGCATCGCAATGATTGAAGGAGCATTAGTAGGCTGCGCGTTAACTGCATTGTGGTTCAAACGTCATGAAGTTGCTAGTTGGTTTGGAATTTAAGGAGATGAAGACGATGAAGTTCACGTTCAGGATTGGAAATGTGCTTTACAAGCAAATCACAATTGAAAAATTGAATAATCTTTTTAACACGTTTAAGGAGGTTGAACGAATTGGAAGTACGCAAAGTATCGCCAAAGCCTAAATTTGAGTACGAAAAAAGCTGCTCGAGTATCGGAAGTACCCGCGCAGCAAAGACGCTTAATAAATTTATTTTCGAGTTCTATTGTACTCCGAAACAGTCACTAAGACAACGTTTAGCGCGGAGGTGGGCAAAATGATGTTGCAAGAACAGCTAGACACGCTTAACGCAAGTGAGGACCGCATGAAGTTGCGCGGCCCTGATGAGCCATTACCAATCTTACACACAAATTACTGGCAATTTGAGAACGATGAACGTGATCATATCGAAGATGCTGATGACTTTTGCTACGACGCTGACGAATTTGATAAAGCACAACTGTTCCAAGATTACATTGATAACAATAGCTTTAAACGGTGGGCTACTGATATGCAAGCCAATATGCTAAGCGGGTTATGTATCGTCACTTTCGGGTCAACGAATGTTGACATTCCTTATCCGGATGAAGGCACTGAAACGAATTGGCAATGGCTAATTGATGTATTTGGTGAAGCCAGAATGTGGGACGAGTTACTGGTACATGTCGATACAGCTACCATGATGGAGCGCCTAGGCTATCACTGGGTGTCAGAGGAGGAATAAGCATGAGTAATGAGTTAGTTACGATGGTTAATAACAATATTGAGGATATGAAGAATAATGAAGGCTTGTCATTACCACCTGACTATTCAGTAGGAAATGCATTAAACAGCGCTTACTTGATTTTGAGTGATACGTCTAAGGGCCAACCACTACTAGATAAATGTGATCAAGGCTCTGTTATCAAAGCTTTGATGAATATGGCAATCCAGGGACTAAGCCCTGCTAAGAATCAGTGCTATTTCATTCCTTATGGCAACCAGTTAGTCATGCAACGCTCCTATTTCGGCTCAATTAGCGTTGTAAAGCGTCTTTCAAATGTGAAAGATATTCAGGCACAGGTTGTCCACAAAGACGATACGTTCAAGATTGGCGGTGAAAATGGGGTGCTGGTGGTTAAGGAGTTCGAGCCAAGCTTTGAGAACTTAGACAAGCCAATTATCGGAGCATTTGCATGGGTCGAAGATCTGAATGGCAACCGGACCTACACTGTTATGACTAAAAAAGACATCGACACCAGTTGGAGCCACGCTAAGACAAAAAAGGTTCAAAACGAGTTCCCGGAAGAGATGGCGAAACGTACAGTCATCAATCGAGCTGCAAAGTTCTACATTAACAGTTCAAGCGACAACGATTTGTTCGTGCAAGCAGTTAACGACACGACGAGTTCCGAGTACGAAAATGATAATCCAAAAGACGTAACACCGACTAAAAGGTCATTGGTAGCTGATGTAGCAGAGAATAAAGCCGAGAAGGTAGAATCTGTCGAACCAGCTAAAGAACCCGTTAGAACGGCTGTAAAGGAGGCATCAAGCAATGATCAAGAACCTGTCAAAGACGAAGTCGACCAGCAAAACCTCTTCGACAACCTCGGAGACCTTGACGCCGGCTAACTATTACGATCGCTGGACAGATCAATCATTTATGTCAGCAACATGGTTCAAGAAGTTTTTAGCCTGTGAGGCTGAAGCACTCGCCGAGTTGCAGGGTAAATGGGAGCCAGTTATGGACTCAACGGCGCTAGTCGTTGGAAATTGGCTTCACAGTTATTTCGAAAGCGAGAAAGCTCATGCCAAGTTTGTTGATGAACATCCAGAGGCAATTTCAAGCCGGGGTCAAAGCAAAGGCCAGCTCAAAAAGGACTTCAAAATTGCTGAATCCATGATTGAAGCCTTATCTGACGACCATGATTTTAATCTTCTTTATCAAGGCGATAAAGAAGTGATTGTAACTGGTGAAATCGATGGTTATCCCTGGAAAGGCAAGGTTGATTGCCTCAATTTGAAACAAGGTTACTTCGTGGATCTCAAGACGACAGCTGACATATACAAGGCGTTTTGGAATCCGGAAACTCGTGAGAAAGAACCGTTTGTATATGCGTATAACTACCCACTTCAGATGGCAGTCTATCAAGAGTTGATTAAGCAGCAATTCGGTGTTAACTGCAAGCCATATATTGTTGCGGTAAGCAAGCAGAATCCACCAGACAAGCAGGCTATTGATTTACCAGAGTACCGGCTTACTAATGCTATGAACCAGATATTGGACTCTCAACAGCATATTCAAAATGTCATTAAAGGCGAAGCAGATCCTACCCAATGCGGACATTGTGCTTATTGTCGTAGTACCAAAAAGTTAGAGAGTGTCGTTAGTGCAGACGACTTGCTCATGGATTGATTAAACAGAATTGGCTTGAATGCAGCAGTGACTGAATCCACCGAACGGGTGAAAGGCCCATTAGAAAAGGAGGGACGAATTTGGATTACTTCAAACAACGACGAGCGTACCGTAATTTTAAGATGTATGAAGCGAGTGTCTCTAACGGCCAAAATAATCTGTATCGCGAGTTACTAGACTATGCGAACGACGAAGGCAAGTTGGACGTTCAGTTTCGCATGAAAAATTCGGCATTACTCAGTCTGACAGGACTATCCGAACCCGGCCTCGATAAAGCACGCAACTCATTAGTGCAACTAGGACTAATTAAATACGTTAGAGGCAAGAAAAATGTGAAACCACCTGAATATCGCATTATTAATTTATATAGTAGGTCAGCTGGTTACCCAACCAGTAACCCAACTATAAGTCATAAAAGTAGGTCAACTGGTTTAGATAAAGTAGGTCAACCGGTTGGGCAAGGTGGAGGTCAACCAGTAGAACATAAAGAACTTACTAGTACTGACCCTGACTTGACTGATACTGACTCTTATGATAATGACGCAGGCGTGACACGCGAGCAGGTCATTAACGATTGGACCAACCTGTGGGGATTTCCGAACGGAGTTGCTCGTCCCGAAATTGATGAGTGGCTCGCGGCACTTAAACCTGAATTGGTGGCTTATGCCATTCAAATTGCTGGTGAACACGATGTACAGTCGCGGGGAGCTTTGAAATATTTGCGTGCAGTGATTAAGGGTTGGCAGCAACGAAAGATTACGACATTGGCACAGGCTAAACAAGCAACCGCTGATCACGATAAACGGTTGGCTAATGCTAATAAACCGGGTGGTTATTCGAAGCCGCACCGTAAGGAAATTATGCCAAAGTGGGCGCAAAACGGTGCTTCTCAGGCGGATTCTAAGCCAAACTCAAGCGATAATCAGCAGGATGATATGAGTGACGAGGATTTTCTAGTGCTCGTGAATAGTCAGGAGGAAGCTAAATGAATTGGGGTAATCAATTAGTCAAGTTAGCCGCTAACCATGCCTATGAACCGGCCGCGTTGCACTGGACTAAGCAGCGCATGAAGCGACATCTGAAGGCTGGCGGTAGCGCGCAAGATGAGGTGTGCGCTCATGAGTACAAGATATTTGCACTCGAGGTTTTAATTACTGAATATCAACGGGATGGCTTAAATTTTGATTTGACCCAATGTTGGGATAAGCCAGCCGAGTATTTTGTTGACTTAGAACAAGCTAGACAAGGATTGCAACCGGAGGTGAGCGCATGAATGAATTGATTAAAATCACTGAAAAGGATGGGCGGCAGTTAGTGTCTGCCCGAGATCTACACAAAGGCCTGGAATTAACAACCCGATTTAGTAAATGGGTTGATCAAAACTTTAGCATGTTTGTCGAGGGCATTGATTTCACAAGTGTAACCGGAGTTACGGTTGTAAATAACGGCGCCAAACGTGAGCTTCAAGATTATGCATTAACCGTTAACATGGCGAAAGAGTTGTCCATGATGTCGCAAACGCCGCAAGGGCAAATTTACCGCCGTTATTTTATCACTATTGAAGATAAGTGGAACAGTCCAATGGAGGTTGTCAAACGTGGATATAGTTTTCTGATGAGGGAAAACGAGCAGCTGAAACTGGAGAATGAGCAGCTGCAAGGGCCAGCTAGATTAGGCCAAGCAGTTTCAGGCTCAGATGATTCTATCAGCGTTGGTAATTTCGCTAAGGTATTACGCCAGCGCGGTATTAAGACTGGTCAAAACCGCTTGTTCGATTGGTTAAGAACTCATGGCTACCTAATAGCGATGGGGAAATGTTACAACTCACCGACCCAACGAGCGATGGAGCTGGGAATCATGGAAGTGAGAGAAACCGTGATCACCACTAACCATGGTTCAAAGACACGCTTTACGCCCCTAATTACGGGCAAGGGGCAGCAGTATTTTGCTAATAAATTTTTGAAATCGAAGTCAATGGTCAAAGAGGGGTGAGCGCATGACTGAAACACAGGTGCTAGTAATTAATGCTGATCTACCCGATATCGATCACCCACTAGCAATGGGGCCCGAATCGGAAATGTTTAAGCTCGCGCAACATAACTACAAATCTGGTGAATGGCCGTTTCCAGTTAGACTGGTTAAGCCTGGGACTAAGGTACGCAGTGATGAAGCTTACTTAGCTAGTATGTTACCAGATCCCCAAGCTGAGGAACGTGAGCAAATTAAAGAGATTCGTCGCGCTTATCGTGCTGGCAAACATACGATTAGAGCGCTGACAGACGAAACCGGATACTTTACCCAGCGGGTGAGCTACTTGGTGCACAAGTACCGCCTGCCACTGCGTAATGAGTACTGGCGGGCCGAGAAATATAACGATCCCAATAAAATTATTACCGGCCAAACAGTCGAGTTGCTGGGTGACAAGCTCGGTGCGCCGTCCCAATCGATTAGACAAGCAAGTTATTCAAATGGCATTGTTTGCGGCTACTACATCAGCCGGGTGCCACGAGTATGACAATCAAGTACCCAAATGGAGCAGAACCTAAATACCGCCATGCTAAACCACGTAAAGATTCTAGGCATACTAAACGTGGACCAGGACCAGAACAAATGATTCAGCGCGGAATTATCGAGGCACTGGCAATGGCGGGACATCATGTTTGGCGGATCAACGTTGGTAAAGTGAAGATGGAGGACGGCCGGATGTTCAGCGCGGGCCCACAGGCCGGCTTCCCTGACGTATGCGGCTACCGCAAGTCAGACGGAAAGATGTTCTTTATCGAGGTTAAGACGAAAACAGGCAAGCGGCGCCCGGCACAAGAATATTTTGCCAAAGAGATAGCGCGTGATCCCGTGATTTACGGCGTAGCGCGGTCGGCAGAAGAGGCCTTGATGATTGTGACTAAGGGATTAAATCGAACGGAGGACGCGAAGTAATGACTGATTTAGCACTCAAGTTAGGACGTAAAACAGTAGTGGCCTACATGGTCGTCCTGACTTTTCAAGGCGAAATTATGAAAAACTACCCGAAAATTTATAAGCGGTATGGCGACGCATTCAAGCGTTGCAAGCACTTAAACCATGTGATCAAGAGCGATGACTACAAGTGGAAGCTCATGTGTGCTAAGGGCTGGTATGACGTTGACCCGAATGACAAGGGGGATTAGATATGGATACTGAAATTCCAGCATGGGCCATACAAGCGGCCTGTGAGGCTATGGGCTACGCAGATGAGTCGGAGGTAGCGTGGGAAGATTATCCGCTGATAATGGCGATGGCAGAATCGATGGAGGGCGAATGATGACAATCAAAGATTTACTTACTGACTGGGCTGCGTGGACGATCGTGTGGTTTGTGATTGTTGGTGGCATCAAGCTGCTTACGATTGCTCTAGGCTGGCTATTTTAGGAGGCGCGACAGTACGGGGGGATTGAAAATGAGTGAATCAGACGAGGCGATGGAATGGATTTTAAATCAGTTGGCACAGGCTTGCTAGCGATAGGAGGCAGCAACGATGAGCGATGAAATGAAAGTTAACTGCTATTTTGTACCCAACTTGGACTTTACAGCAGAGCTACGAGTATTTAAGAAGGGAGAGAGCTACCCGATTTATGAGAATGACGATTACTTTTTGCTGATGGCGGAGAATGGTGAATTTGCCCTAACCCCAAAAGCATTAACTAAAACCATTCATGATTGGAGTAGCCTTGGACGATTTGAAACAGCAGGAGATGGTGATGATGATTAAGTTTAGAGCGTGGCACCGGCAACTAGGCAACAGGCACAAATTGGCCAGGACTTCATTGCTGACATTATGGAGTTGAGTGATCACGAGAGTAAACAAAAAGCCGCCTACTAAGGCGACCAGTCACAGGACCACTCGAATGACCGTTGCTAGTATAACATATAAAAAGCGCCGCCATTGCTGACGTCGCTACGATTGATACCTACAAAATTAATTATAGCACAGTCAAAACAAGGGGTGGCAGTGATGGAGAGCATTTTTAAGGACGTGGATGAAGAACGAACAATTGCTAATGCGGAACGGGTGCTAAAAGACTATTGGAAATGGCGACTACGAGCTCGCAGGGTTAATTTCAACCTGCAAAGCCCAACAATGGACGGAATGCCTAAAAGTCCTAGCTATGGCAACCATATTGAAGACAAGCAAGTTAGTAAAGCTAACGATGATTTTATGGCTAATTTAGTTGTCAAGGTCATTGAAGCTGTCACAATTGATGAAGAAACGGAGAAATATTCAGAGCTATTAATGCTGCTCTATGTTAAACGGTATTCGAAAACTAAGTGCATGATTAGCCTGAATATCTCCGACAAAACATTTAACAAGTATTTGAAACAAGCCCAGTTAATGTTCGCTGAGATATATCCGGATGGCGTGGAAGACCTGATCGTTAAAAAGTATGAGCCAGAGATTATTGCTCACTACGACGAAGACTGAATTTACTCCGACAAAATTCCGAGTAAATTCCGACAAGTTTCCGTGTTGATTCCGGTAAATGAGTCAAAAAGGGGAGTAAATTAGTATTATCGAATGTTAGGTAAGCCACCCCAGCTTGTACGTCTAGCATTCATGTGGCCTTAGCTCAGTTGGTAGAGCACCTGACTGTTAATCAGGTTGTCGCTGGTTCGAGCCCAGCAGGCTACGTTGATATTAAGGAAGGAAGATGAAATAATGGACTTAAAGCATGTGACAACTAAGGAGCTTTCGAAGGAATTAGAATCTCGCTTAGGTATTCAGACCATTAGCTTACAGTTAGAGGAGCAAGCAAAAATCACTGTTGGAGACCAGAAAGTCTTTAACTTTGATGGTCCAGCAGTGATCATTGTCAATATGGATTAGTTTACGCGCACATATGGATGATGTTTGATGAAAGCGTGAAAGTATCGGCCCTTAGAACTGGCATTCATTAAGCCTTGATACTCGTCAGATGTGACACCGCTGTACAGATAGACTCCACCACTGTTAAACACAATTTCTAGCTGTTGAGTGCTTGAGTTATAACCAACTTCTGATAAGTCACTAGAAACAACAGGAATTAAATTCATAGCATAACCTCCTTTCTATCAATTAATTATAACTGAGTTAAGTGCCATTATTAAGCAGGTATGATCTAATTGGCAAGATGGCGGTCTCCAAACCGTTTATGTTGGTTCAAATCCAGCTATCTGTGTAGCCGGCGGATTTATAAGGGGTGATGCGCTCCTCTCTGCCGCCGGCATTAGTCTTCGTGTTTAACGTCGGCCGTTGAATGCGAGTATCGCTGTGGGCTAATTGGTAAGCCACAATGGGATGTAGGTTCGAGGCCTACCAGCGATATTTATTTTTCGATAATTGATGATTAATGGAGTATAGTTAAAGCTACAAAAAGGTAAAGGAGAAATTTAAGAATGACAAAAAAGTTGGAATTTACACTGAATGGGATTAAAGATCAAAAGGTAACTCTTAGTGATGGAACTCATGGAGAATTTTCAGCTGGGGGGTATCTTATTTGGTGGTATTGGAATGAGCCAAGGCGCTAGGCAATCAATGTTTCTTAAAGTTGATAATCTTAAGTATCCTGGATTTGAGACATCCCATGTAGTTGACGGCAAACATTATTTTAGTGAAGATGGATCTGTATGTTATGTAGTTCATATTAACCATTAGTGTAACCATTTAGCCTGTCAAATTTAGATGGGCTTTTATTTTACATAAATTTGGGAGTGGTGTCATGTCAAGACCAGTTCACAGCAAATATGGGTATGAACCGCCAGAGTGGGTGCAGGCCGATGCTCGGCTAGATAGATGGTATAAGGATAAGAAGCGTCGTGCTAAACAGCATGGCGCTTTTAGTTTGGATAAAAATAAGGAGGAAGCAATTATGAATTTTGGAGAAGCGCTTGAAGAATTAAAACGAGGTAATTGTGTTGCACGTAAAGGTTGGAACGGCAAAGGCATCTTCATTAAATTGAAAAAGGGAGAATCTTTGAACACTCCCAATAATCGTTTTAATGAGGTTATGACTCACGATTTCATTTATATTGACACGACTGGGCTACGCACGAACAATCCGAATGCACCTATGGATCGAGTTCCATGGTTAGCTAGTCAAACTGATATGCTAGCTGATGACTGGGTCGTAGTCGAATAACGATGACTAATTCCAATTAACGGAGGTGTGGTGGTATGTAATGACAGTATACAAAAGTTTACAAAATGGTGCTTTTCAAAGCCTTGATGAACGGCGGAAAAAGGCTGTTATCATGCTGTTTGAAGATGAACTGACTGATGAAGAAATCGCCAAAACGGTAAACCGTTCACGACAGACACTTGCCAATTGGAAGAAGAACCAAACCTTTATCGAAGCTCAGCAAGAATACCGCCATATCGCATTGGATGGTTATGTGCCGGATGCAGTCAAACAGTTACACCAGCTATCCTTAAATGCCAAGTCTGAGATGGTACGCTTACAAGCAAATACAACGATTCTAACCATGGCTGGATTTGGCTCGGCGGATGGTAATGATAAACTTCGGGAGGCACAAATCAGGAAGGCTAACGCGGATGCTCGCATTGTTGAGCATAAGGCTAATGAACTTGAAGGCGTTGGTCATGTAAGCCCATTGCTTAAAGCTTTAGCCAAAGGAGCACAGCAGTTAGTACCTAAGGAGGAAGAAGACGATGCAAACACCACTAAGTAGTATTCAATATGGTAAGAAACAGGCAACGTTTATTTTTTCTCCATTCGACCATCTGTTTGATGTGAATGAAGGTTCAATTCGTGCTGGCAAGACGGCGGCTGATGATGCCCGGTTAGCGCTGTTTTATTTGGCAACAACGGATGAGAACCATTTAGTCAGCGCCTATAACCAGGAACTTGCTTATAACCTGTTTATCGAAGGTGATGGCATGGGACTAGCCTATATATTTGATGGTGCTAGTCATTTGAGACGTGATCGTGGTGGCGATCATTTAGCTTTAGACCTACCGAGTGGAAAAAAGAAGATTTACTTCAAAGGTGGGGCCAAGTCAAACAGTGCTAATGCTATCCGTGGGATGTCATTAGGTTCTGTCGCGTACTCTGAAATCAACTTGTTAAACCGTGAGTTCCTTGACGAAACCTTTCGGCGGACGGCCGCAGCTAAGTATCGCTATCATCTTGCTGATCTTAACCCACCGGCACCACAAGACCCAATTATTAAATTTTTTGATGAGCGCGATGCGCACTGGTTACATTGGCGTATGTCTGATAACCCAGTGATGACAACCAAGCGTCTGGCTGAGATGGAGACGCAGCTAAAAAAAAATCCATATCTGTACAAGCGTGATTGGTTAGGATTAAGAGTCATGCCACAGGGGATTATCTATGACCAGTTTGACCAAGACAGTATGACTAATCATACCTTGATTGGACAACCAGTTGAAATGTTTTTTACTGGTGATGCTGGTCAAGATGATGCCACAACAATGAGTTGCAATATTGTTACCCGCGTCCGGCAACCTGATGGGCGTTTTAAGTTTGTTCTAAACCGTGTTGCCAATTATTATCACAGTGGTACGGAGACCGGACAAACAAAGGCAATGAGCACATATGCCACAGAATTAAGAAGATTTATTTTGTGGTGTGTTAACACATACCAACTGCACTACTCGATGGTGTTAGTGGATCCCGCTTCATTGGCATTACGACAAGAGCTAATTAAGATTGGCGTTGAAGCTGGTAAGGCGGATAACAACGGGCATGATCACGTTGGTAACTCTAAAGGAATTGAAGTCGGCATTCAGCGGCAACAATCATTGATTGCAGATGGTCAGTTTGTCTTAGTTGATACGCCGGATAGTGGACTAGCAAATCAGAGCTATGATAATTATCACTTTGTTAAAGAACTTGGTATGTATGTACGTGATGAAACAACTGGTAAGCCGGTCGATGCTAATAACCATGCAATGGACGAATGCCGGTATGCTGCTAATTACTTTACGAAGAAATACAAGGGAGGTTACTAGCCTTGTTTAACAGAATACATGATTGGATAAAGGGGGTGTTAGTCAAAATGGGACTAGCTGCTGAGTTGCAAAGTGTACCTGACCATAAGAAGATAATGGCGGATGATGACCAGTATGGATTGATTGCTAAGTGGTTTAGCATTTATCAGTCAACGCCGGAATGGTTGAGAATACACAAAAAGCTACCCGATGATTCTTACTTGAATCGCCAAAAGATGTCATTAAATATGGGACAAGTTGCCGCCAAGAAGATGGCAAGTTTAGTATTCAATCAAAAGGCTGTCATTACTGTTAGCCCGAAGAACGCGAAGAATCCTGATGATCCCTCATCGCCAGATGATTATCAAACGGTTGAGAATCAGTTCGTACAGCAAACCTTGAAGGACAATCATTTTTATAACAATTTTGAACGTTACTTAGAATATATGTTCGCAACTGGTGGCATTGTGATTCGTCTATATACCGATCGCGGTAAAGTTAAGATTCGATTTGCTACTGCTGATGCATTCTATCCAATCACGTCGGATGCTAATGGTGTCAGTGAAGCCGTCATTGCTTCCAAGTTCATGAGCGATAGCCATTACTATACGTTACTGGAATGGCATGAAGAAACAGATACGGACTATGTTGTGACTAACGAAGTTTATAAGAGTACGACCAATAGCAATGATGATTTGGGTGTGAAGATTGATGATTGGAGTAATTTGCCGGATGCGTTCAAAAACATGTCACCGCAGCCAACTAGGTATTCCAAAAAGCTTTATTCACAGCCGACGTTTATCTATTTAAAGCCTAATTTAGCTAATAACTTGCACATTGACAGTCCATTGGGTATTCCTATCTATGCTAACGCCATAGACACATTGCGCCAGTTAGATGAAGCCTATGATTTGTTATTCCAAGAATTTATCAAAGGAAAACGGCGTATTGCCGCACCAGCAAATCAATTGAAACGTGAAGTTGACCCACAAACCGGTAAAGCACGGTATTATGTTGATTGGAGTGAAGATGTCTACATGGCATACAACACGACAATGAGTGGCGGTGATGGTGAGTCAGCGAAACCGACTGATATTACTTTAGGACTGCGAAATGAAGCGATTGTGGCTGGCATCAATGATTTGTTGCATTTCTACTCTTCACAAATTGGTTTCAGCGCAGATATGTTTACATTTGACAGCAAACAGGGTGTTATCACAGCGACAGCGGTAATTAGTGAGAATAGTGATACGTATCAATCCAAAAACAGTCATGAAACGTTGATTGGAGAAGCAATTGAACATATTTGCCAGATTATTGTGGAGCTGGCTAAAAATGATTCCAATGTTCAATATTCAGGTCAAACAGATATTGATATTTCTGTTAACTTTGATGATTCGATTGCTAAAGACCGGAATGACAATTTGGATTATTACATGAAGGCGAATGGTAATCATCCCGTTATGACACAGCTGGAAGCAATTAAACGTGCCAATGGAATTACTGATGTTGAGGCTCAACAGGTTCTTGACCAAATCAATGTAGAAACAGCAAACGCTGAAGGTTCAATTGAAGATGTTGTCGGTGGTAACGGTAAAGATGGTGAGGATAATGCTTAAACCATGGGATTTATCGGGATATTCGGATGAAGATGCTAACAACTATGCTAATGTTGAAGATTTGATTTGGTCTTTCATTATCAACCTGATAGGAAATGAAGCATCTAAACATGATGATACTGATAATGAATGGATAAACGAATTACTTAATCATGCAGATGATGTTAGGCAATATGCTGCTAAAATAACTGTCTCGCCTACACAGCATGCGTCTAAGCAATTGCACACAAGACTTAGTACAATTAGTCAAGATAATGTCAAACAAGCTGAAAAGTGGCTTAAAAAGGTTACTGGAAAGCAAGTGGATTCGATTAAGGATTCGCAACAGTTTAAGCAAGTTGTTGATGACCAGTTAACAGAGACGGATAATTATCTGAACCTTGCTAGACGTAATATGAGCGCTAATGCGTATCAGATGTTTAGGGGAATTGTTGGTGATGCAAAGCGGTCAATTGATAGTGGTACAACTGCTATCAAAGCAATAGCTAAAGCTAGTGAGCAATGGGCAGAACAAGGTGTACCCGCACTCGTTGATAAGGCTGGTCGAAAATGGTCACCAGATGTCTATGTGCGGACAGTGGTTAACTCAAGTATTAATAGTGCTACGAATGATACAGAGTTACTTAGGTATCGTCAGTATGGCTCGTTAGTTAAAGTTAGTTCACATATTGGATGCCGTCCAAGTCACATACAGTATCAAGACCATGTTTATTCTTTGGACGGTAATACAGACAAGTATCCAGATTTTGAATCAACAACGGGATACGGTACGATTACTGGTATTGGGGGCATTAATTGCCGACATTATACGATTCCATATATCGAAGGCTACGGTTCAATGCCAGTGCCACAGCAGTCAGATGATGACAATGCTGCTAGGTATCAATTAGAACAAACTCAGCGACGACTTGAACGTGAGGTGCGAAAAGCTAAGCGTAAACTGATAGCAGCTAAAAAGCTTGGTGATCAAAGTGATATTACGGCTGCACAAGAATTAGTGAGACGTCGTCAGTCAGTTACTCGTCAGTTTGTTAACAAGCATGGGCTAGTACGTCAATACAATCGAGAAAAACAGTAGTGCCCTTAGCATGGCGTTAAAAGGCTTATTTTTTATACCTAAATTTAGAGAGGAGCAATAAATATGGCAGAAAATGATCCAGCGACACCTGCAACAACACCTGCAACTGCCCCAGCCCAGACTACTGCACCAATTGATACTGAGCAGGTAGCCACAGAAGCGCGTACCGAATTATTAAAGTCACTGGGATTCGATAACGAGGATGATTTGAAAGGCGTCGTTGAACAACATAATAAAGATGTAGCGGCTAATCAGAGTGCATTGGAGGCTAAATCCGGTGAGCTAGACAAGGCTACCAGTAAACTTGCAAAAGAAACTAGTCGTGCTGACACTGCAGAAGCTCAAGTAGCTGCTCTTAAACAAGGAGTTGATGCTGATCATTTGAGTGACGCGTTGGCGCTCGCTAAGGCTGACTTAGCAAGTAAAGCTAATGGTGTGAAAACAATCGATGAAGCTTTAACTGGTGTCTTAGAGCGTAACCCAGCATTTAAGGGTGCAGAAACAGTGCAAGGAACAGCCGTTGCTGGTCAGAACCTTAGCGGTGGTCAAGGTAACGTTGCGGTGCCAGATTTGTCAAAGATTAGCTATGGTGAAGCTGCAAAACTTAAACTAGAGCACCCTGATGTTTACAAGCAAGCTGTTACAAAACTAACAAATAATTAGGAGGAAATAACACATGGCAGATGAAACAACTGTATTAGATAACCTGATTGATCCACAAGTTATGACTGCGATGATTAGCGCTAAATTGCCTAAGGCAATCCGGTTTAGTGCTATTGCACCTGTTGACACTACACTTGAAGGTCGACCAGGCACTGATGTAACCGTACCTCGATACAAGTATATCGGAGATGCGACGGATGTCGATGAAGGTGGCGCTATTGATTATGCCAGTCTTTCAACAGATACCGACATGTTCACGATTAAGAAAGCAGGTAAAGGTGTCAAGATTACTGACGAAGCCGCTCTATCTGGATACGGAGATCCAGTAGGCGAAGGTCAGCGACAAATTACGATGGCAATCGCATCTAAGATTGACAATGACATCTTGGCTACTGCAATGAAATCACGACTTACGTTAAGCACTGGCGTTGATGTTACGTCATTGGATATGGTCGATGCAATTGAAGCTGCATTTAATGATGATACGAGTGAGTACGCGGTAGAAGATGATTCACCGACCACCGGCGTCTTGTTTATGAACCCTAAAGATGTCAATAAACTACGTAAGGCTGCTGCTGAGAACTGGACGCGAGCAACTGATTTAGGCGACAACATCTTGATTAATGGCACATTTGGTGAGTTACTCGGATGGCAAATTGTGCGGTCACGTAAGATCAAAGAAGGTTCCACTGTGGCAGTTAAGCCGGGTGCAATGCGTACTTACATGAAGCGAAATGTTCTCTCTGAAAAGGGTCGCGATATGGATCATAAGATCACTAAGTTTAATGCCGATGAACATTATGGTGTTGCAATCTATGATGACACTAAGTTGTTAGTCATTAATCCATTTGATGTCGAAGGTGGTACTGTTATTAACCAAAACGTAACCAGTACTAAGGATGCTACGGTTAAAAAGTCCAATAAGGGTAAAGCTGTGGCATCTGATACGCCGTCAAAATAATGTCGCCGTCTAATGTCAAAGCAATGCCTACTAATGACGGTGCGAAGATCACAACAAAGTAGGCAATTAAATTTAGGAGGAATGTAGAATGGCTAAAGTGTTGAAGGCTTATCAAAAGGGCAATGAAACGGCAATTGCGACTGGTGATGCAACCAGTGTGGCAATTACTGGCTTAGCAGCTGGCACAGTTGTCGCTACTGGTGACTATCAGGTTGCCTATGTGGACGGTAGTCAAACGAGTGACAAGTTAGATGTTCCGGGATTTACGGTTCTTGCTGCCAAGCCCGCTGATCCACAAAATGTTAAAGCTGCAGCAACCACTGATGGTGCCAATGTAACTGCTGGTTAGAGGTGATTAGATGCCGATAGTAGATCAATATTTTTACGCTTACACTTATTTTGGCGAGCAAGTACCAGTAAATATTAATTTTGAACGTTTGGAAATGCGAGCCGAAGAGATGGTCAATCAATACGCAAATTATTATTTCGATTCGCATAATCTTGATGATTTGCCACTTGAGGCTGACCGAATTAACGTGAAGAAGGCTGTCTGCGCTCAGATTGAATGGTTTATTGATTCTGGTGGGGTTGAAGAGCTAGCTAACGCTAAACAATCGGCTAAAGGGATTAGTCATGTAACGATAGGCAAATTTAGTTATGAGAAGTCAGCGCCAGCAACGCTGCCACGTGGTACGGCACAGCGCTCAAATGCGGCAATCAACTACTTACGACCAACTGGCCTATTGTATCGTGGGGTGCATTAAATGGATGATATTATTGATCCAATTCCCATCGAGTTGTTAGATGATGCCGTCAAAGTGACGCCCTACGACGCTAATAAAGCCAAACAGGATTCATGGACTACCAGCTCAGATAGCAATGGATCTGATGACTATATGATTAGACATGTACGAGTTGAACCCACAACTTCAGTGTCAGTTCAATCTGTTGGTAATAATACTAGTACACAGGTCGTTACTGGCGCTTATACATTAATTATTGATTCGACTAACTCGGCGCCACTAAACAAGTTACCTAGCCTGAATGACAAGATTCAGGTACAGAGTACCCAACAATCATTAGTTGTGAAGAGTCTTGATCCCATTTATGATTTTGGCACGCATGTTCATCATTGGGAAGGGGTGCTGCAATGACTAACAAAGTAGACTTGTCACCATTGGTTACACGTTTGAATAATCTTAATGTGCTGACAAACCGACTAGCAGATGTGATTGTGCGTGATTCTGATCAGTATGTACCATTCTTAAGTAGTCATTTAGCCAAACATGTATCGAGGATTCAAACCGGTACTGGTGTTACTATTGTTTGGACAGAGCCGTATGCGGCCTATATGTACGGTGGTAAAGTAATGGTGAAAGCACCAGATACAATGGGCCAACGGAGAGGTTATCACAAAGTAGTGACGGATCGGCCCTTGAATTATAACCACACTAAGCATGCACTGGCACAGAAGGGATGGGTTGATAAAGCCTATTTGGTTAACGGTCACAATTGGGCAGCACTCGTGGCACACGGATTGGGGGCGACGTAGTGAGTCAAGTTGACCTTGATTTGGATGTTCGGGTTGCTAATTATATTAGTGCTAACGTTAAGCTGTTTGATACGTTAACACTTGGCAATGACTATGCTCCTGGAATGTCACTGAGTTATACATTGCAACCCGCTGGACCGGCAACGCGATATTATGACGGTCGCCGCCGTCGTAGTTTTGCATTTGCAATCACTGCTAAACATCCACACGGAATTGTTTGTATTAACACTCTCAGTGCCATTATGGACATCATGGAGAATGCAACGCCGATATCAATCAAAAGTGAGAACGGAAGTTTCAAATTCATAAGCGCTAAGATGACAACCTCACCGGAGTTTCTAGCCACTGTTCAGGATGACGATGGTCAAGATGCTCAAAAGTATGGTGTCTATCAAGGCGCTTTTAGTGTACAAGTAATTATTTAATTTAGGAGGAATGCAAAATGGCTGATACAACAACACCAACAGCTGACCCGAACGACAGAAACGTCCAGGGGTCAATTCAAGAAAACTATTTAGATGAATATTGGGTAGGAAAAACTGCGGCAGATAAGACGATCAACTGGTTATATTTAGGTGATGGGATTACGACTGTAACGCCTAAATATAATGATAAGAAGAAGTCTGCTGCCTACTACAATGGTGGTGGCCAAGAACGACAGACAGTTACTGGTGTAACGTCATCGTATGATATTTCTGGTGATCGTTCTATTGGTAACCCGGCGCAAGATGACATTGCTGGCATGAAGCAAAAAACTGGGTCACAACGTGAACGAATGTTCCGGAAAGTACAATGGTTGCAGGAAGATGATGGATCACTTACCCCTAACATGATTGAAACAGGGATGGGAACCTTTACCGATATTGATGATGGTGGTGGTGCCGCTGATGATAATGGTAGTTTCAAAACTACTATGACGTATAACGCTGCTCCAGGTTCAATTGCAAAAACACAAGCTGCTGATATGAAAGCTGCTTTAGCAGATACACCATGTCAAAATGCGCTTATCTTGCATGTCAAAGCTAATTTACCAGATGGCACGTCAAAATAGTAGCACCATCAAGTATCAATGCAATGCCTACAACTGATGGTGCAGTGGTAACAAGTATGTAGGCAAGTGGCGGAGTAATCCGTCATACATAGCACTAAAAATATTAGGAGGTACCAGCATGAGTGATGTAATTAAATTAGAGGTTCCTAGTGACAGTATGACTTTTGAAATTGGTGATAAGAGTTACACGGTGAGCTTTGCGGATAAATCATTCGCTGTTTTTACAGATCAATATAATGATATTAAAATGGCTGAGGTGAAATTACAGCAGGAGTTACATCATCGATCAGTTGAGTTAACTGATAAAGAAGCTCAATTGGAAAAAGATATGATTAATGAACCAATGACGGCGTTAGATCATAAGAAACAAATCCTACAACGACGCTATTTACGAATGTACGATGATATTCAGAACAAATATAAGCTTGAAGCTAAGGAACGCTTTTATCAATTACTTAATGGCATGTTTGGTAAGGATGCTGGCAAAGAACTATACCATACTTGCAATGATTCCATGGTGGTATTTGCTAAGGTTGTCGCTCAAATCATGATTAACGTAGAACAACATACGGATATTTCCGATTATCGCGACAAGTACTTACAGTCCATTACAGAATTGCGGAAGAATGAACAATGAGTTTTACCGAGATAAACACTAACAGCATCGTATTTCGGAAACATCGGTATCGTTTAGACCTTTCATTTCGCATGGTGTTGCTATATTTTAAAGCGATTCGGGATGAAGGCCTCACTATACCAGAGCGTGTAGAAGTCAGCTTAAAAGCGCTGGTATTGGACGATACGAGCAAGCTACGTTTTGAGGATAAGGGTCAGTTACTGTCTGAAATATTTAATAAAAAAATCAATAATGACCGCGATCGGGTTCGAGCTAAGGTGCTCAAGTCTGGTAAGCGGTCTTTTGATTTTGATGAAGACGAATCGTTAATCAAGGCCGGCTTCCAACAACAATACGGTATCGATTTAGATCGAGATAGTCTTAGTTGGGAACGATTTACAACAATGTTAGATGGTCTGAATGAAGATACGCAATTTAAAAAAGTTGTCAGATTTCGACTGGCTAAGGTTAGTGATGATATGGATGCTGATACGCAAACTTATCTGAAACAAATGAAGCTGATTTATGGATTAAAGCAAGCTCACACCGATGGCGATGGCAAGCTGACACCAGATGAACTATCTATCGAGCTAGCTAATTTAGACATGCCACACAAGGCGTTACGGATGAAAGAGTTACGGGAGCAAGGAAAAATATAGAAAGGATGTGTGTAGATGGCTGATATTGCTGGTAGTGTCAAGATTAACGTGGACTTAATCGCTAAAGAGGCACTTGCACAAGCCGAAGTTCTTAAGCGAACATTTAAAGACGTGGATGTTAGCCCGAAAGCAGCTGCCAATTTAAAAGTGTTGAATCAAGGGTTAGAGACAACTGCAGCCAGTTATAGTAAGCTATCAGCCGCTCAAGAACAAGCAGGGCTGCACATGTCTTCTCAAGTTTCTAAGTTGAACTCTTATAAAGCGCAGTTGCAAGCTAACCGACAAGAGATGACAGCAACAGCTGGTGAAATTGGTCGTCTGTCACGAGCAGAAGGTGATAATTCTGCTCAAGTAGTAGCAGCTAAAAGTAAATATGCTGCCCTTGAACGTGAGCAGCAAGCTCTGGTTTTGTCAGCAGGCAAGTTGCAAAAGAGTGTTGGTGCATTAACACCTGAAATGGCTGCCGCAGCTGACAAAGCCATGATAATGGGTACTAAGATACAAAATACCGGTGAGAAGATTAGTTCCCTTGGAAGTAAGGCTACTATTGGTTTTACAGTGCCGATTGTCACAGCCATGGGAGCGGCAACTAAATCTTTTATTAATTTTGATTCTCAAATTAAGTCAATGGGTGCCTTACTAGATGACGGTCATACTAGTGCTTCAAAGTTAAAATCAGAGCTAAATTCTTTGGGCGATGCTAGTAAAAAATGGTCAGTTCAATATGGTGTATCGACTACCCAAATTAATGATGGAATGACTGAGATGATCAAAAAAGGATATAGTTTCCAACAAGTTATGGGAGGGATGCCATCTATATTGAATGCAACCAAGGCTTCCGGTGATGACTTTAATGATGTTATGAAGGTTTCTACATCGACACTCGAACAATTTGGCCTTAAATCAAATAATACAGCTACTATGTTGAAAAACACGCAACGAGTTACTGATGGATTAACGTATGTTGCAAACAAAACTTCTGCGGGCTTTACTGATATGGGATATGCCATGGAGTATGTAGGACCAGTAGCACACGGCTTGAACATGAGCCTGGAGGAAACTTCCGCGGCAATTGGTTTGATGAGTAATCAGGGGATTGAAGGGCAAAAAGCAGGTACTTCTTTACGTGGCGCACTTTCTGCTTTATTGACGCCATCAAAACAAAATATGGAAGGATTTAAAGCACTTGGTGTCTCCGTATCAGATTTCAAGAAGGGCACGCTAACGTTGCCTGACATTCTAGATAATATTAAGGCTAAGTCCAAGGGCATGACTAAACAACAGTTGCAATCAAATTTAGCATTAGCATTTGGTACCGAGGCTCAGTCTGGGATGAATATTTTAGTCAATGAAGGTGGAGACGCTCTTCGAAAGCTCACTTCAGAGACACAAAACTCAACAGGTTACACCAAAAAGCTAGCAGATACTATGAACGATACCGCTAAGGCTAATGTCGATAAATTTAAACAGTCACTAAATGTACTTGGAATTGAAGCAGGCCAGCACTTACTCCCGTTGGTTACAGAATTCTTAAAACATGCAAAGGGATTAATAGAACGGTTTAATAACTTAGACCCAGCAACGCAGAAACTAATTATTAATACGGGCTTAGCTGTTGCGGCTGGTGGTCCATTGATTAGTATGTTTGGAAAATTGACCTCTGGTGTAGGGCTACTAACTAGTGGATCTATGAAATTATTGGTTGGTGCTGCTAAACTATCACCGCTATTTGGCACTTTAGTTAAAGATGGCGGTGCGGCCAGCACTGTCATTGCTGGCCTTAGTGGTGGTGCAGAAGCAGGTTCAGCATCCTTGTTAGGTTTAGGTGGTTCAGCATTAGGTACAGTTTCAGGATTAGGTGCATTGGCTGCGGCGGCTGCCCCTGTTGTATTGGGTGTAGCAGCTGTGGGGACAGCAACTTACTTTGCGATTAAAGCCGGCAAGGAGCATAGTGACCAGTTGAAGCGCCAACGTGCTTCGATGGACGAATATGGTGCTAATATCAGCCAAAACTCGCAAAAAGCAATTGGCTCGTTTAATGAACTACATCAAAAAGCCAAGAATGATATGGCACTATTGGACACTGCGGTAGGTAAGCAGTCTAAACAATTATCTAGCGATGTGGTTACTAAATACAGTAAGATGGCTGGTTTGGTTGAACAACAGTTTTCCAAGACTAAAAAGGCTGGGATGGACGCACTATCCGACTTATCTGGAAGCTTTGGAAGTGCTGGTAATAGCTGGGTAACGCAAGTCGAAAAGGGTGTTGATAAGCGGGCTGATGGGCAAACTAGTAAGCTTGAAAAAGCTAAAAAAACGATGGAGAGCATTTTAAAGTCAGTTGACGGTGACTTCTCTAAGTTGTCTGCTACTCAGAAGGCCAAGCTAAATGAGGCTGAAGCTTACATTGACTCGCAAGTCTCTGCCTTTGGTATGGCTTATAAAGACCAGCAAGCGTTATATAAAGCTTACGTGCAACAACATGGCACTATCACGGATGGCATGTATAAGGCGGACGTAAAGTCAGCAGATTCGGCATATTCTAAGACTTATGGCAAGGCAAGTGATAGTTATAAGAAGAGTCTGTCTGAGCTGAAATCACTAAGAAAAAATGACCAAATTAGCAAAGACCAATACGACCAAGCACTTGCCATGCTTGACGCTAAGCGTAATAAGCAACAAACTCAAGCTTCGTTGGAATACATCAAAACTGAAAAGGCGGCTGGCGATGCGTATAACAATAACGGTCGTGAAATTCTTGGGACAAGCCGAACTCTTGCTAAGGAGCAAGCCGGAGAACAAGTTGATGATAATGGGAAACTAATCAAAATCTATAAAGATAAAGTTACGGGTGTAACAGAGACGGCTGAAGAATGGATTGCCAATGCTAAAGCTAAAAACAAAGAGTACATTAAGAATCAAGTTAACGCTCACGGAACCATTGAAAAGAATATGGCTAAATTCCAGAAGTCTCAGGAAAAAGCCTATGAGGCAATGGGGATGTCCGACTCTACTGCTGCTGCACAAGCAAAGGTGGATGCCGATAATATGCTGGCGGAGACAACAAAAGCAGGTGCTAAATTGGCCGCAAGTGCTGAAAAAACGCATGATAATTATGTTAAATCTTTGAATAAAGGCACTTTGGGAAGCCCAGCCAATGTTGCTAAGCAATGGGGACTTGATCTTTCTGATAGCGCTGCAAACATTTCTCTTGGTAAATACGGATATAAAACTGCACAACAGTTCTGGACTGATGTCAAATCTGGTAGCAAACAGGGTTATGAAGAAGCACAAGTATATTTCAATTCAATTCTAACCGGCTTTAAGGATGACGGCAAAAAGAATATCAGTGATTTAACCGATTCTGAACAGGAAGAACTTCGATCAGGTCTTTCAACGGGAATCTTATCTTTGAAAGATTTAGCTCCCGTTTTTGGAAATACAATTACTGGCCTTTTCCCGAAAGACTTGTCCAAGCTGAGCGGAAAAGAAATTGATACCCTTAAACAAGGGTTAGCCGATGGAGTCGTAACTATTTCTGATTTAAAACAGCAGTTCGGAGACAATATTACCGGTCTATTTCCTAAAGACCTATCAAAACTTGGAAAAACTGATATAGCAACCTTAAAAGAAGGGCTCAAGAGTGGTGATATTACTGATTCTCAGTTGAAAAGCCGGTATGGCAAACAATATGCTGCTATTTTTAAGCAGGATTTATCTAAGCTGGGTAAGAGCGATATTCAATCACTCAAATTAGGCTTGGATCTTGGAATTATTACCAAGAGTGGTTTAAAGACACGTTATGGTAAAGCAATTTCTAATATTTTTGATCACGATTTGAAAAAGATTGGGCAAAAAGATATTGACACTTTAGCAACTGGTATTGAATTGGGTATCCCTGGTGCTAAATCTGCATTGAATAAGCTAAAGTCAGCTGTAAAGAGTGGAGCTAAAATCAATATCACTGGCGAAGGGTCATGGACCATGGATACCCTTAACAAGGCTTATGCTGATAAAAAAATTTCAACTGAAAACTACTTGAAAGTATTAGCAGCGATGGTTAAGGGGAAGACTAATATTGATATTGGTGAAAGCGGCCGTAAGACCATGGATAGTTATAACGATGGTATCAACGGTGAGAAAAAGGTGCCCATTAATTCAGTTACAGGGACTGCTCAAACCATCAAAGATGTTATGACTTTGGGGCAAAAAGCTGTTGGTGCTGGTAACGATACAATGGAATCATTCAATCAAGGTCTAGTCGAGAAAGCGGCCGACCCCCTGAAGTCTGCCGGCGGAGTTGGAAAGGGCGTGGCCCATAACCTCGATCAAGGTGGAGCTAGCGTTAATGCATTGTCTAAAGCTGTTGGTGGCAAGAGTTCTTACACAGCAACTGAAAACAAGTTAATCATAACGACAGGAATACCACATAAAACCGGTACTAATGGCAAAATCACAAGTCCTGAAACTGCAATAGTCGGTGATGGTTATAAGCCAGAATTGATTGATTACGGTAATGGATCATTAGGACTGTCACCGGCTGTTCCAACTGTGACCCACTTGCCTGTCGGTGCTCAAGTCTTTTCAGGTGAGGATACTGAAAAAGCGGCACCATTCCTTAAAATGATGGGGTTGCCAATGTTTGCGACTGGTTCCGGTGGCAACATCGTTGATTGGATCAAGAATCTATTTGGTGATGCTATGAAGTTCATGGAGCACCCCATTAAGAACTGGGAAAAACTAATAGATTCAAGTTTTGATATGAACCTGTTTCCAGGTGGATCACAAAGTCATTTCGGACCAGATACAAAATCATGGGAAAAGAAACAAACCAATTGGCTAAAGAAACTAGCCATTGAGGGTGCTGGCAATCCGGGTGGTGCTGGAGTAACGCGGTGGATTCCGTACATCAAACGAGCCGCCGCTGCTATGCACGTATCGATGCCTGAAGATGGCGTTAAGAAAATCCTTAATACCATCAATCACGAGTCCGGCGGTAATCCAACAGTATTTCAACATGGCTATGTGGATGTCAATACTGGTGTTGACCCTGCTCAGGGGTTACTTCAATTTATCGGACAAACATTCCGATATTACGCGGTTAAAGGCCATGGAAACCGCGCTAATGGTTATGACCAATTATTGGCGTTATTTAACGATTCAAACTGGTACAACGATTTGATGTGGAATCGCGGCTGGGCTCCCAGTGGTCATCGTCGTTTTGACAAGGGCGGTGAGTCCTATGAGAAACAGTTAGCATGGGTATCTGAGCATAACCAACGTGAGATTCATATCCCAGATGATCAGTCGAATTACAGCAAGTATTTAACGGACCAAGCTGTCAAGATGTCATTTGGTCAGCAGGCTTTTGTTGCTACAAGTGCGGAACAAGCCGCTGGATTAAAGAGTACCATTCCCGTAGATGCTCCTAAGAACGGTGGGCCCGTCGCAGTCAGTGGTGCAACAGCAAACGGAACTGGTGAGGTACTAGGTATGGTCAAGTCATTAGTGGACGCAATTACTAGCAAGACAGTTAACATCACTGCCAAACTAGATAACGGCGCCCTTTTTAATGCCCAATATCCGTTAATCAAGCTGGCTCTAGGTCAAGATGTTGTCATTGATCGAGCGAGAGGAGGCAAATAGATGGAGTTAGATATTCAAGTGATTCAACAGGATGGTAGTAATTACTGGCTATCTGATTTGGGTATTCAAGTAGAAAAGTTTTCACCACCTGCACCGACGTTCATTCGAACGTATACGCCAGTTGGTAAGTACAATGTAACTTCATCTGAAACACACACGAGTGAACGCAAGATACCACTAGTGTTTGATGTCAAAACAATTGACTCAGTTGACCAAGAACTAATGCGGTTAAAGCTGTTTGACTTGTTTCGTGGATACGAGGACTTTTATGTCGTTAGCAGTGTTATTCCGTCAATTCGTTGGCCGGTTCACGCAGATGATGGTTTTAATGTAGACCCGTATGAGGCTTCGCCCATTATGACGGAGGACATCACAGTTAATTTAGTTGTTACTGGTGGATTTGGCGAGACGATTAACACCACTGCCAACATGAAGAATAACATACCATTAGGATTTGATATTCCGTTTGCATGTTTGCCACCGTATCGTTTCACCAATCAAAGCGACGTCAAGGTGTTTGTTGGTGGCTCAATTCCGCTGCTGGCTGATGGCAAGACGGCCACATTAACCTTCCATGGAGATGTGGCTAGTCAATTATCGATTACTAACAAAACTACGGGACAAGTGTTTCAGTTAAATCAAGCGTTGAAGAAATCCCAAACTCTAATTTTATATGGCATGGTTCCAGTTGTGGATGGCGTGAATGTCTACAGCAAGGGGAATCATGCCTATTTAGATTACGTCAAAGGGATTAACGAGCTACAAATTGCAGGCGCAACTAATTATGATTTGGAATTTGATACACGGTATTACGTTTAGGAGGTGTGAAAGTGTTTTATTTACGTGATGTAACAGGTAACGAACTACCAGTTATCCCAATTTCAGCACAATTGACTGAAACCGTGAATCAAGTGGCGCAGTTGGAATTGACGTTCATTAACACGGGTACGAATGCGTCTGCCGTAGGCATGTTGCAACCACGCACGCTTTTGCTAGATTCTGATAGTGGCGAAGCTTATCGTATTCAGACCATGAATGGATCTAACATCGGTGGTAGTCGTAATGTCAAAGCAACGTTTCTAGGTTCTGCGCACGATTTAAACGACCATTACGTTGAAAAGAGTATAAAGGGATCCCAGTCGCTCGATAGCTGCATGCAGCTAATTACTGAAGGCACTGGTTTTACGTATACGATTCATGATGATTTCAATCATTATGATTTTTCTGAAGATTTCGGTACTGGATTAGCGTTTGATTTATTCTTAAACACTTTGATGTCGGACTTCAATTTCGAATGGACTAGTACGGGCAAGCACATTGATATTTATAAACAAGTCGGTAAGCGTGATGCTTTCGTTTGGTTAGATGGATTGAATCTTAGCTCGTTGACAGATGAGAGTGATTACACGACGATTGCAACTCATATTAAAGGTACAGGTAAGTTAGACGACAAGGAAAAGCCATTGGCTACTGCTGAGTACACGAGTCCTAACGCAACAACGTGGGGTGTAATTGATGCAGAGCCAATTTCTGATGAGCGGTTCACGAATAGTGATTCTCTATTGGCATATTTGAAAACGAAATTACAAGATGTGCCGTTGATTCAACGAACTGCGACATTGAATGATTTCAAGACTAACTCGGTACCTGGAATGATTAACAACAGTGAGGTTGGAAATTACGGCTATATTCGGGATCGTAATGGTGTGGATGTTGAAACTCGAATCAGTGAAACCGTGATTGATTTGGTTAATCCAGCGACGACAAGCGTGACATTTGGCAATATGACCAAAAGCTTTACACAAATCACCGCGGGATTGCAGACTGCTCATAGTGATTCTGGTAAGCAGATCGCACAACTAAAGGCCGGAATTGATGCTGTAGATGGCAATGATTTGATTACTGATGCGAATACACTTGACAGACTTAATGTGTTGGGTGGTGCCATGAATGGATAAAATGACGGTGCAACAGGCTATTGATATTCTTTCAATGCAGTTTCCAATTAGTTGGGAGAAGATTGCCAATAAACCAGAGTTAGTTACTAGTGATGACTTGGACCAACGACTAAGTTTAATTGGGCAGTTGACGTCACCAGATGGTACTGCATGGGTACCTAGCATTGATAATGATGGGAAGGTCATCTGGCAAAAAGTAAAAAAGGAGGAAGAAGATGGCAATACAACTAGTAACTGACCAGCTGTCAAACGTGTTAGATGATACTCTTAGAAGTCAGCTTGTTGGTAATTTTAAGGCAATTGAAAAGGCTTTGAATGATTTAGATGGTGCCCAGGCTAGGCTGAATTCGGATCAGGATAAGATTAATCAGGATTTAAAAAATATCAAAGATGACAATAAAATTAGAGATGCGAATGTTCAAGCTATCGTCAATATTCTGACTAAGTATGATGTACCGATTCAAATTGTTAACGGCAAAGCAGTAGAGACTGAGGAAGGTGAGTAAATGATTAGTACGATTACATTAGATACGTACAAACAACAAATTGGCTCTGGTGATGCTTTTAACGTACAAGAAAGCATCAAATCAGCTTACGACATGAGCACTGCCTTTAACGGCCGGGTGGGTGATGAACAGGTTCCATTGGTTGTACAGTTTAAAGAACGGGGCTTAGCATACCGATTTGAAGATGGGCTAGTTCCATTTTTGAGTGGCTTCGTAGGTAGCCTTGATGAAAACGGCCAAGTGACGGCCGAGACCGGTGAGGCAGTCAGCTATGTCGGGACTAGCGATGATATTGTTGGCCTAGGACGAGTGAAGATGAACCTACCTGGGACCATGTTCCCCCAGGAAGGCTATTTCTACGGCTTCTTGGGGTTGCAAAATGCTGATGGTAAACGCGTCACGACCTTCAATGTCTGGTTCCATGTCTATAATGGCAACCCGGACATGTTTGTCAATAAGGCACCGTTCAGGTCAGAACTGCAAAAACTATTAGATCAAACGCAAGCGTTAATTGGTGTGGCTGACGATGATTTGAAAGCCAAGCTACAAGAATTGAACGATCAAGCGACTACCTACTTTACTAAGTGGAATGGCGATTACGCAGACATTCAGAAGACAGTTACTGCGCTTAATAGTCAGTTGGCTGATGCTTTACAGAAGTTTGCTGATGGTAAGACAGTAACCACAGCTGATTTGAGTACGACATTAGCTGGTAGTCTAGGAACGCTGACTAACTTCAAAGCCAGTGGTACGACACTGGTTGATAAGGTAGTGACAGAATTAACTGAACGAAAAATCAATGTCAAATGGTACGGTGCAATCGGTGACGGTACCAGTGACGATTCAGCTGCTATTAATGCTGCCATTGAAGCGGCTAGTGCCATTAAAGGAACTGTGTTCGTTCCAGCCGGCAAGTATTTATTAACCCATGACTTGGTTTTTAAATCAAACATCGTTTTTGAAATGGATCACAATGCGGTACTATACGGTCCAGGTCAATATTTCCGGTTCGACACGACAACGACTGGATATGGTGGTGGGGTCAGCAATGTCATTGTGCGTGGAGGCACGTTTGCAGGTAACTATGATGCAACGAGTGTAACCAATGCGCACGCTGATGGCAATGCGTTCAATGGCGCTTTACATCACGCACAACATATCGAGTTTGACCGAGTTACCTTTCACATGACCACTTCAAATAGTCATACCCTGGACTTAGGCGGCTGTGACGATATTTATGTCCATGATTGCGATTTTGAAGGTATGTTAGTTCGGAATAGCCGGGAATATGTGGAAGCCGTACAAGTCGATTACTCGCAACTAAACGCTTTGACCTATCATGATGATGTGCAAGACGCTAACCTAGATGGTTTGCCAACAATCAATGTTAAGGTAACCAATAACCGGTTTATTCCAATCTATGCGGCTGATGGGACGGTCAAATATCCTGCGCCAAATCCATTTGGGGAACATGCTGCTTACGACAGCGGTTGTCCTAAGCACCTTAGCTTTATCGGCAATACGGTATTAGATGCTCCCAAGGCTGGAGGGGCGGTGCTGAGCGAAGCATGGGTTCATTTTGTGAGTGTAAGCGATCTGACGATTAAAGATAACACATTCAAGAATACAACCCATACGGCCAACTCAGCAATCGGGCTATACAGTACCGATACGCCATTGCCAAACTACAACGGCACGGTTACTGGGACCTTAGAGAGTACCCAAGAAGGCGTAGAGATTGTTGATAATACTTTTATCGGTTTTGATGCCGTTGAACAGACTAAAGCTATCGTTGAGCTACTAGGTAATAAAGACAGTGGTAGTAAAGATGTTCTGCTGGATAGCAACACCTTTATTGATAACCTAAATGCTTCCTTTGACTGGTCAGCGGACTCTGGCGGAGCTACAGCAATCAAACTGGTTAATTATCAGCGGGCCATCATCATCAATAATGTTGCTGATACAATTAATCGGTTCCTAGATCGGCCGGAAACAGCAACCACTGACTTAGCTGCTACGCTGACAGTTAAAAATAATAGCCTTAATAACGTGGCGTACGTGCCGTTAGTTATTAGTTTTGCTGATAGTCAGCAACCGGTGATTAATGTCAGCAATAACCTGTTATCCCAGGTGCGTGAAGCGATGTATATTAAGGCGGTTAAAGGTACGGTTGGCGTTGAAGGCAATGCAGTTTGGTATCATCGAACGTCTCACTTGGTTGGCTCTTACAGTAATACCAGTATTACTGTGAACTCGAAGGATGCTTCGATTAAAAACAATACCGTGCGGCAGTCTAGCATAGCTAAGTATCCACAAGCATTTATTCTGACTAGTGCGCCGACGGGCTGGTCTGGTAATACCTTTAATGGCGACGGTTTAGTGAATACGACTTTTTCATCGGCTTCAAATTCGATTATGTCTACCGTCGATAATACAACAAGTGCAGTAGATTTAAATAACTACATTGGCCCGTCAGGATATTATCCGCTAAAGGGTGGCATAACTGCTTGGGTCAATGGTCCTGATGATTGGCTAAAATTGCCTATTTATGGCTATATGGAACTAACCTACCTTAATGACGTTGTGTTCCAGCAAGTATATGGCAGTAACAATACTTGTTACCGACGATTGTGGGCCGGCTCACCGAAGAAATGGACACCGTGGAAATCAGTATAATTACAACGATTAGGAAACGTGATAGCCAAAATTTGATTAGTTGGGTGGGAAATGGTAATCCTGTGTTACCATTCAAATAAGAGGTGGTTAACTATGAATAATGAGGTATTCAAATATTACGTGGATGAATTGAATTTGCTAACTAATTTTGTAAAAATAGCCGCGTTGGATTTTAACGAGGCTTTAAATCAAGATGATTCAAACTTGATTTGGTATGATTTGCAAAATATAGTTACTTATGCAAGTGATATATCTAAGATTTTGTGGGGATCAAAAGGATCGGAAAACCGTAATAGGCAAAAGTTTCGAGAAATATTAGGAGCTGATGACGGTTGGGAGATAACTTATAAAAATAAAACTCTTAGAAATAAATTGGAGCACATTGATGAAAATCTTGTTAAGTTTTCGAAGCAACCACATAGTCTTATTTATAATCGAAATATAGTTTCGAATTATAATGCGGGCGTTAGAGTAAACAATGTTGCTTACAATCCTAATAAAGAATCAACATTGCGTTCATATAACTTGGAATTGGGAGAATACGTCATTTTTGGACAAGCATTTAATATAAAAAAAGCTTGTGAGGAATGTAGAACTTTGCGGTTAAAAACAGATGATATTGTTAAAAGTGGGGTGTCTTATGAAAACTTGGTTGGTCAGGACTGATGATGTTGATTATGATTTGTACCGAGCAGCAGTTATTAGGACTTTTTCAAAGGAGAAAGCTGAGAAAATTGCGTGGGCGGCGTTTACGCAACATCCTTGGCAATCTGTGGGTGATGTTGATTCTATCGATGTTAATCAATTAGATTTTAAAGGATATGGTAGAGGTGCTTCATTACAACATTGGCATGCCACAGAGATCAATTTAGATAAAGAAGGGATTATTTTAGCCGACTTTAATGCCGGTTAAATAATTTAGGTGCACTAGTCAATTGGCTAGTGCTTTTTTGAGGAGATGATGGAATGTGGTCAATAAATTAAAGCGATTTGGCCAGCACATTTTATCGTATTGGTCTTATTTTAGTTACGGCTTATTTGCCTTAGTAGGTTTTGAAGAACATGGCAATGATTAAAGGAGGCTATACGATGGATAAAACGTTAGAATTTACAACTAAATCACCTCGGCAAATAAAGCAAGGCGACACCGAGACGACGTTTACCTTCATTTGCAAAAACGCCGGGTCAGCTATCGACTTAACACAGGCTACTAGCATTACCGCCAAGATTGGCAATGACAGCGGTTATTTAAGAAGTCAGTCTATCGAGATTACTAGTTTGGCCGGCCTAAAACCGGGCTGGCTTAATTTACAGCCTATGCCGACTTTGATTGCAGGTCTGCCGGCTGGGAATTATCAGTTAGAAATTTGGGTGATTGACCAGGCAGGTACAAGTATTTATCCTAGTGATAAACCACTGGGATTTACCATTACAAACAACATTGAGAACGAGTCTGGTGCGAGTATAACCACCATTACCTTTGATGACTTTGTTGAAGCGATGAACAAGGCCGCAAGCACGATTGCTAAGGGTGATAAAGGTGATACTGGGCCACAAGGGCCTCAAGGTATAAAGGGTGACACTGGTATTCAAGGTCCCAAAGGTGACAAAGGTGATACTGGAGCAACTGGGCCACAAGGTCTTAAAGGTGACAAAGGTGACAAAGGTGATACTGGAGCAACTGGGCCACAAGGTCTTAAAGGTGACAAAGGTGACAAAGGTGATACAGGGACTGTTGATAACACTGGGTTAATCAATTCCCAAGCATTTCAGAGTTTGCAAACTCAAGTTGATAACAGTGCGGTGGGGACTAACTTGTTAACGGGGACGTATGACTTTGATTCTTCAAATTGGAGTATGTTTTTTGCCGGCGATGGTGTAGGAGAATTTAAAGAATTGCCAAATTATGGTAGCCAAGTATTTGCGCATATCTATAATATGAAAGGTACATCTATGACAGTAGGGCCTTGTAACAGTCATCAGTCAATAAGCTTAGTTGAGGGTCAGTCTTACACCATATCTGCCACAGCAAGGCACGATGGTAGTGGAAATGGTAATCAGCATGTAGCTATGTATTTGTTTAGCGATTACAATTCAAAGTTTTTACATGGGGCTGGAATTAAACTAACAGACTATTTAGCTGATAATTTAACTAGATATTCCGCCACATTCACTGCTAAAACTACTGGATCATATGGGGGTTGGCGCATTCTTTTTGATGCTTCTCAATCAGGAAACCTTGCTAATTTAGGAGGCTCCCTTTGGGTGACACTACCTAAGCTTGAACTTGGTTTTCATGCCACTGATTGGTGCCCTAATCCAACAGAAATTTTGACACAATCAGATTACGCAAAAATAAAAGCGGCTATTGTAGCGCTAGGGGGGGCTTTGTCATGAGTTTTGATTTAAGCGAATTTTTAACAGAAGGATTAATTAGCAGTGTTAACAACGGGTTGATTCCATCGGACTTAGCAACTGTATACGCTGGCAATTATCTAGTAAAATCACTGATTACCCAAGCTCAGGTTACTCAGGTATCTGATGCAATTACAGCCTACAAGGCTGCACAGGTAGCAGCGGATCAAGCACAGCAGCAAGAGGTAAAACGGACGCCTGCGTCGGAAGACATATTAAAATAGGAGGTAGACAATTGAATAAGCACAAGTTAAAGGCACTCATCTTAACGGTGGGCGCCATTTTTATGGCCTTTTTAATGGTCAATGTTACCAGTCAGGCTGCTCGCATGGACATGGTCGATGTGTCGAATAACAACGGCTACATGAGCACCGCTGAGTACACATCCATGCGTAACGAGTTCGGTGTTAAGGCCCTCACCGTTAAGATTAGTGAGGGAACAACCTTCAAAGACGGCTATGCTGCTAGCAATATTGCTAATGGTCAAGCGGCTGGCTTATACGTCAACGGCTATCATTTTGCCCATTATAAGACTAAGGCTCAAGCAATTGCCGAAGCTGACTTTGCCGGTAAAACAGCTAAAGCGGCAGGACTACCAGTTGGCGCAGTATTGGCAACGGACGTAGAATCACAGGAAGCCAATAACCAGTCCAAAGCGACCAATGACCGCAATAATGCGGCCTTCATGAAAGAGATTCAGAAGTTTGGTTACCGAACCGATATTTACACGTCAGGATCATGGGCCAACAATAAGATGACTGTCAAAGGTAAAACTGGCTGGATTGCCTCTTACCCGTATGTGGTTAGCGGTAAGAACTGGTATTCAACTAACCACGCATGGCAGTGGTCATCAACGGCTAAGTTCCGTATTAGCTATGGTGGCTTCGATGTT